GTTTTCAACAGGCTATTCTGCTCAATGGGTGGATAAGCTAGCGAGAGGGATTCAGAGAAACACAAGCCATGACTATTACCAATTCATCTGCTTGGTTGATCAGTTTTACGAATTTGAAGAGGACATTGATCAAGTTGAGATTGAAGGCAATGAATCCGGTTATGGCAATGTAATGGAAACTTTCAGGCCGGACTTGGGAGAGAATCAGCGTTTTGTTTTTGGACTCGACACCATCATTCAAGAAGATTTAGACGAAATTCTCAGTTGGAGAGGCAGAGTTGGACTTCTCACAGATCCAAACTATCCAGAAACGATTTGCAACGGAGTGGGTAGCTACTCCCCAGAATTCTGCAAGTGGATCTGGCAGGAATGGCAAAGGAAAGAGGATTATGAAGACCGGATTCTCTACAACGGCAGAATCTCAGAAATGCAGTTCCTGCGATTGCTAGCGAATGATGCAACTCGACTGAATGAAGTATTTCCTAACCAGATTCAGTCCTACAAGTGCCACTGGCTCAAAGAACCGGAAAAACGAGAAGAAGCCAGCATTGTCTACTTTCATGGAAATCCAAAACCGCCAGACGTACACGCTGATCTACTGAGGCATTGGTGAACATTGATAAGACCGCAATCATTGAAGGCAATGTCCACTTTGGCAAGGACGTCTTTATTGGGCCTTACACAGTCATCTATGGGCCTGCTGAAATTGGGGATAACGTCCAGATTCATGGGCATGTGTCGATTGGCGACACCCCACAACACAGAACAAGGCCAAAGCTTTGTGGAATTGAAATCGGAGACAACACAACCGTCAGAGAATTTGCAACGATTCATGCTGGAACCGAAAACAAAACCAGAGTTGGCAAAGACTGCTACCTCATGAATTTTTCGCACGTCAGCCATGACTCAGTAGTCGAAGAAAACGTCACGCTTGCCAATGCCGTTCAGCTAGGTGGGCATTCTTACGTCATGCAAGGCGCAACGATTGGGCTTGGGGCAACGGTTCACCAGTATTCGCTGATTGGAAGCTTTTCCATGATCGGCATGAACTCAGTTGTTGGAGTGAAATGTAGAATAACGCCTGGAAAAATCTTTGCCGGAAATCCAGCCAGAAGCGCTGGTGAAAATGTGATTGGCTTGAGTCGAAACAAGGTATCCAACGAATACCTAATCAAAGAAACTGAGCGCTACTGGTACATCCTCGATGGCGATTGAATCAGATGCTGATCGTGCAATTTATCTGGATACTGCAGATTTTGGCGTGACTGTCACTAAGGCAGACGCCACCACCTTTTCGGCAATTTGGGATTTACGCTTCATTCTGATTCAGCCCAATGGGTTATCCGTTGGGTATGAATCGGCAGAGCCTCGACTGATGGCAAGAACCTCAGACGTTAGTTCTCTCAGTCATGGCGACACGCTGACGATTCAAAGTGTCAGCTATGTTCTCAGAGGTATTGAGCCGGATAATCTGGGAATGACAACGCTCTTAATGGAAAAGGCCAGTGTATGAGCGTTCTTCATGCCAGACAGACTATCCGCGAACAGGTGGCCCAACTGATCACGCCTTTGACAACAACGGCTGGCAGAGTCTACACCACCAGACACCACAGGCTGGATCAGTCAAAGCTTCCTTGTCTGCTGGTTTACATCCTTGAGGAAAATGTTGACCGCAGCGCCTTCTCTAAATTCAGGACACTGGAAAGAACGCTGATTGTTCGCATAGAAGGAGCTGCTAGAGCCACCAGTGATCTGGATGACACCTTGGACTCTATTGGAGGTGAAGTCGAATATGCGCTTGGTGGACAATTACCAGGAGGAGTCGAGGAGTTCTATCTGCAGAATGTGCAGATAGACTACACCTCAGAAGGGGATGTTCCACTTGGAGTAATTAAAATGGATTGGTTTTGTAGGTACCGCCAGACGATTGCTCAACCGGAAGAGGCTGGCGACACGATTCTTGTAGCAAATGCCGTCTTGGATGGTGGCACTTTTTAAAGGAGAGAAATGGCTAGATTGCAACTGAGAAGGGGATTGAATGCCAATCTCCCAACAACGTCCATGCTGGCTGGCGAGCCACATTTTACAACAGACCGAAACAACATCTTTGTGGCAACAGATGCCACAACCAAGGTGCCAGTTACGCCACCAGTAGACTCGCTTTCAACACTGAGTTCTATCAGTGGGGCCAGTGATTTAATCATGATCCATGATGCTTCAGAAGCTTCTGGGCAGATGGAAAAAAAGATGACGTTTAACGCCTTTAAAACGGCACTCAACATTCCAGCCTCATCAACAGATGAATTGGTTGCTGCCGTATCGGGTGGCACGGCTGGCTACATTGGCGGAACCGATGGAAGTGATGGAGTAGTTAGGGGGGATTCTTCCATCACTGTTGCTATTGATACCAGTAACGATTTTGTGACGCTATCGGTTGCCACGGTTGATGGAGGAACCTTCTAATGAAAATCATTAGAGGAAGAGAAAGAAAAACGATTGAAGCAGAAGATTTTGCAGAATTTGAAGCTGCCGGATGGGTGGCTTTGAAGCCGGAAACACCGGCATTTTCTAACAGCCAAAAGGAGAAAAAATGGCAGTTACAAAGGGAAGTTCCGGTGTCATCAAAGCCGGAAGTCAAACAATCGGAGAAGTCAAAAGCTACTCCATCGACTCCACAGCCAACACCATCGACACAACCCAACTGAGCGATTCAGCGACATCTTTTGTTGCCGGAAACACCAGCTTCTCAGGAAGTGCTGATGTCTTTTGGGACCCAGACGACACAGGCCAGCAGGCTGTAACGATTGGAAGCAGTGTCACGCTGAACCTTTATCCAGAAGGGACTGCAACCAGTTCAAAGTATTACAATGGTTCTGTGATCATCACCGGAATCAGTCGCTCTGGGGCCATTGATGGAACTGTTGATGCGACCATCAGCTTCCAAGGCTCAGGCGCACTAACCGAAACCACAGCCTAAACAGGTCATGTCTGAAATCTTACAACGAGCAAAAGCTCATTATCGTGATCGCTTGGCTGCGCCTCTTCAATTCGTTGAAGTCCCAGAGTGGCCTGACGAAAAAGGCGAACCTACTAAAATCTTCTATCGCTCTTCCATGACGTTGAGCGAACAACAGGAGATTCTGGCGCTAAACAGTGCTGGCAAGGTTGGAGAAGCCTTAACTGCCACCTTGATTGCCAAAGCCTTGGATGCTGAAGGCAAAAAGGTTTTCAAGGTGGTGAATCGTACTGAATTCATGAGAAGTGTAGACTCTGAGGTAATCGCCAGAATCGTCTCTTCCATGAATGCAGACGATGGACTAACGGATGAGGAGATTGAAAAAAACTGAGAGAGTCGCCTGACTTGATGACAATCTTTGCTCTGGCAGAAACGCTTCATCAACCACTTTCTGAGGTGATGAGCTGGACACTGGACGAAGTAAAGGGTTGGGTGGCTTATTTCAACATTCAGGCTGAAAAGAGAAACCAGAAGTAGATGGCAACCAATACCACGATCACGATTTCAGCCGTTGACAAAACCCAAGCGGCTTTCAATTCGGTTGATCGTTCTTTAAAAAAAGTGGAAGCAACCAGTGCAAAGGTCGCTAGGAGTGTTGGGGGTCTAACCACTGCACTGAAGGCGACAGTTGCAGCTTTTGCTGTTGATCGACTGATTGAATTCTCTGATGCTGCTGCCAACATTGAAAACCGTCTAAAGCTGGTTACTTCCACCACTCAAGAACTTACCCAAGCACAATCCGCACTTTTTAAAATCAGCCAGGAAACAGGCCAATCTTTCCAATCCACGGCTGATCTATATTCACGCCTTGCCAGAGTCACCGGAAGGTTAGGAGTTTCTACTGCTGAACTCGAAGATGTGACACGCTCGCTAGGTAAGGCCATTGCCATTTCCGGTTCTACTTCAGAATCTGCAAATGCTGCAATTATTCAGTTAGGCCAAGGCTTTGCCGCTGGAGTGCTGAGAGGGGAAGAACTCAACAGTGTGATGGAGCAAACCCCAAGAGTGGCGCAGGCTATTGCCGATGGGTTAGGAATTACAATTGGCGAGCTTCGAGAATACGGGAAGCAAGGCAAGCTTTCCGCGCAGACGGTTTTTGAGGCGCTGCAGTCTCAGGCTGGAGTTCTGGAAGAAGAGTTTGCCAGAACGAACCGGACGATTGGGCAAAGCTTCACCATTTTAGAAAATTCTGGAATTCGCTTGGCTGGCATTATCAACAATGTCGCTGGAGCCAATGAAAGTCTTGGTGGTGCTATCCGAGATGTAGCGGCTGCACTGGATGCCATCACAGAATCGGATGTTGCCTTTTACATGGACGTTATCACCGGAACAATTGGGGCGATTTTTGATGTCTTTACGAATGTAATTGACAAAATTCAGCAGTTCATCAGTCAGGACGATGAGGTTCTGGGTTATGCTTCCATTTTTGCCAAAATCCGGCTGGGTGTCGAGTTACTGAGCGCAAGCATTCAGTTTCTGACGGATCTGATTGCAGACTCTTTTGTAGGCATGGCCTTCCGAGCCTTGGAGATCACATTCAAAACCATTTCGGCAGACATTAATCAATTGATTGGTAATGTGATGCTGCTGGATGATGCCTTTGATGTTTTTGCGGTAACGGCTCAACTAATGGCAGCAAAGGCCAATCCGTTTGGGGATGTTGAAGAAGCCTTACAGAAAGTGATTGTTGCTCAAGAAAAATTATCTGAGGAAACCAAAAAGGTTGGGCAAGAGTATGTCACTGCAAAAGATGAAATTGCCAAAATCAAGATCATTACCGATGAAACCACTGGAGCTGCCAGCCGAGCCTTGGAGGTTTACCAGCAGAACGTCCAAACTGCACGTGACACCTACACCACCAGCCTAGCCAATTATGAACTAGGACTTCAGCAGGAATTTGTTGAAAAGAAAAAAGCTGAATTTTTGTCAGAGCA